AACCCCGTTAAGGGTGGCGTGGGCCCGGAGCAGCGTGACCAGTTCCTGGGCGGTCGACCACCAGACGGTGGTGGTGGGGTTAGCCACCGAACCGGTAGTCCTGCTCGGCGTTCAGCGCAGCATCGATGTCCAGGTACCCGGTCGGCCGGCCCTCATCCCAGTTCGGCGTCGAGTAGCGGGTGGTGCCGCCGTCGAAGTTCTGTGAGAGCACGTCCCGGCTGGTGCCGGAGGCAGCGTTGGCGACCCGGCGCATCACGTACGCCGCGCACGCCGACAAGATCCCCTCCGGGGTCGAGGCGATGCCGTGCGTGTACTCCACGGTGATCCAGCCGTTGTTGTTGACGAACATGCACCCGCGGGCCGCGTCCAGATCGTCGGTGTCGAACGTGATGGCGTTGCTGTCCGAATCCTCGACCGACACGATGGACAGGATCTGCACGTGGGGCAGTTCCAGCACCCCGCGGCGCGGCTTGCCGACGTGGGTGGCCTCACGGGTCGTGAACCCGACGCCGCGGTACCGCTCCGCGATCCGCTCAAACTCGGTGACGAGCCGGCCGATCTCAGCGTCCGACGCCTCAACCCGGGGTTGGCGGTCGCGGACCTGCGCCGCGGTCAGGTACGCGGTTTCAGCCATCGTCGCCGTCGGTGCTCTTGGCCTTACGGGTGTACGACCGCTTCACCGGGCCGTCCTCGGCCACCAGAGCGGCAGGCGCAGCAACCGGGAACGTCGGCTCCACCTTGGAGAACAGTTCCGACCGACCGACCACGATCGGATCAGTCGTCGTGAAGATCGTCCCCACCAGGTACACCCGGCGGCCGACAGCAAACGACACGTTGGCGCGAAGAAGCTCGACAGCCACAGCAGGCACCTCCCATAGATCGGGTGAGGGGATGAGGGGTCCCGGTCTACCCTGCCCCTCAACAGGGCAGACCGGGGACTAGCTGGCCGGATCAGGCCGTGGTCGGCAGATCCAGCAGGGTGAACGCGGCGTCGTTGATCGAGTCCGCACCCACACGCCAGAAGGCGTACAGGCCACGCTGACCGGTCAGGGCGCCGTCACCGTTCACACGGTGCGGCACGTACTCCACCGACAGACCCACCCGATCAGCGATCAGGTAGTTCTGGAAGTCACCGAGCACCATGATGTAGTTGTTCGCCGTGGCGGCGGCGCTGTAGGCGCCGTCCATCGCGGACGACTCGTACACCGGGTAGCCGATGAGCTCGGGCGGGAGCCCGGCACCGAGGCGCTCCCACAGGGAGGCGCCACCAGCGGTGTCGAACTGGCGGATCAGGTTATAGATCGCCTTGTTCGCAACCCACGAAGCGTTGGTGCGGAACCGCGGGCCGAGGGCGTTCTCCACGGCGTAGATGTCAGCGACCACCAGGGCCTCCGAGGTGGAGACGTTGATCTCCGAACCGGTACCGGCGAGAGCCACGGTGATGCCCCACGGCTCGTTGGTGCCGGAGCCGGTGGCGAACTTCGTCGCCTCCAGGTTGTCCTTGGCGTCCGCGAACAGACGGAGCATCTCCGAGCCGAACTGGGCCCAGTCCTGACCGATCTCGATGCTGTAGTCCACGGAGGCGTGCGCCTTGTGAACGGTCACCGACGGCTGGGCGAGGGTCGGGGCACCATCGGACACAGCGGCGGCCTCAGCGGCGAACGCGGCGGTGATCCCGGCCGAGCTGACACCGTTCCAGGTGTCGGTGGTGACCGGGACGACCCGGGAGATCTGCCGGAACGGGTTGGTGGACCCGTCGCTGGTGAGGATCACGGTCGGGTCGAGGGTGAACGGCACGGCGTAGCCACCCGCGTTGTCGGTGAGCGACGCGGCACGGGACCAGGCGGCCGTCTCGTCGGCGGTGAACGAGTCACGCTGACCGGCCGCGTACTTGGAGAAGGCATCCCGGTAGGTGTCCGAACCGGTCGCAGCGATGCGGATCGCCACGGTCGGATCGAGGCCACGGACCAGGCGCTCGGCCTGCTCACGGTGCGAGGCGTCCAGGCCGTCGACCTGCTCGATGGCACGAAGGCCACGGGACCGGATCTCCTGCGGGGTGGCGTCGAACCGGAGGTCCGACAGGTCGAAGGCGTCGCGCTTGACGATCACCTCAGGGGCACCCGAGAAGCCGGGGGTCACGTTGGCGGGGGCGAGAGCGGAGATCCGCTCCACCTGCACGGCACGGGCCAGAAGGCCCTCGAGCCGGGTGATCTCGGCCGAGCCGGCATCCCAACGGGTCTGCTCATCGGCGGTCAGGGCCTCGGCGGCGTTGCGCTCGGCCACGTCGGTGAGGGTGGCGCCACGGGTGACGGCTCCCTCGTGGATCTCACGGAGGCAGGCGGCCAGGTAGGCCAGGGCCTCACGAATCTGAGTGACAGTCATGTCTGTTGTCCTCCTAGGACAGAAGTGCGAGCACCCGGGAACGGGCGTCGGCGGACAGACCGGAGTGCGTGAGCGGCTCCAAGTCAGGGGCGGCGGGTCCCGTCTCCGACGTGCCGGGGTCGGCGGCGTCGGGGGCGGAACTGCCGAGAACAGGAAGGGAGCGGGCCAGAAGGGCCAGCGCCTCGGGATCGTCGATCAGGGCGGCGATCAGGTCGGACAGGTCGGTCACAGCGGTGCGAACACCTGCGATCAGGGCCCCGTCGTAGGCGGGGAACGACACAGCCGACACCTCGTCGAGCCGGGCCTCGGTGCGTTCCACCATCGACCGGTCGCGGTTCCACACGTCCTTGACGGGACGGAACCCGATCGACAGGGCATCGAGGGCGCCGTCTCGGATCAGGGCGAGGGCGTCGTCACCGTCACGGGTCTGCGACACCCGGAACTCGGCGTAGAGGCCGGCGGCGTCCTCGCGGAGCAGGGTTGCCCGGCCGAGAGGCATCGCCCGCCGGTCGTGCTGGGCGAGGAACTTCACCCGGTCGCCGCGCTCACTGATCGTCTTGGCGAACGCGCCACGCCGGAACAGTTCGGTGTAGGAGCCGGAGGCGTCACGGATCGGCGTCGGGGCGTCGAACGGCACCGCGATACCGACCACGGTGCGGCCGTCACCACGGATCTCTAGATCGGCCTGGTGGGCGCGGTTGAGGTACACCTCATCCATGTGGGGTCACTTCCTCTCAGGGAGTGGCGGCAGTGGTGCCGGGTGGCTGCATCTGCACCGACATGAGGCCGGTGTGCTTCAGCAGCGAGAAGTTGCGGGCCCGAACGGCCTGCTTCACCGACTCCGGCTCGTAGCCGCCATCGGTGAGGGTGCGAATCGTGTTCGCATCGGCGGCGAAGATCTCCGCTTCGTCACGCTGGTCCTCTTGCAAGAACGAAATGTGCTGGTCGTCGTACCAGAGTCGGGCGCCGTTCTTCGGTGCCATGATCGACTCGACAGCAGCAGCAGCGTCGGCCCACGCAGGCCGGGCGAAGATGTCAGCGAAGTGGCGGCGAGCCTGCCCATAGTTGCTATAGGTGGCGGCCCCGAGCCCTTCGGACAGACCGGCGATGATCGGCGGCACCTGCGCCGCAGAAGCCAGACGGGTTTCACCCGCGCCCTGCGTCACCTTGAAGTCAAGCTGCTTGAGGTCGGCGCCGACGACCTTCACGTCCGCACCACCGGCCAGCCACAACGTCTTGTAGGCGTTGCGGGCGCCCTCGTTGTCGCGCATCGCCTCGATGAACTCCAGCGCGTCCTTCTTGGCGAGCGCCTTGTCCAGCGACACCGCAAGGTTCGGGGTCGCCGCGTTCTCGAAGAACCGGGCCTTGTGCTCCGTCGCACCCATGTCCGATTCGATCTCACGGAGCACCGGGGTCAGCCACGACATGCCCCGCCAGTTCGCCTCCGGGTCCGGGGTCGGCGCGTAGTGGATCACCTCGGACGGTGCGAACACCAGCGGCTCACCCTGGCCGGGTTGCCCGTTCGGCCAGTAAAGGTACGCGAACGGCTCGGCGTCAGGATCGTCCGGGAGGTCCGAGGGCGACGACGTTACGACGTACACCAGCGAGGGCCGCAGACGGCGAATCCGGGGACCTGACGGGGTTTCACGGCGCACCCCGTAGAACTGTCCGGCGAGCGAAGCGTCCTGCTCCATCCGGGCCAGAAGATCCGACGTGGTGCCGTTCGGCCACGGCCGCTCCAACAGGGCCAGATCAGCGGTGCCGAACAGATCGCCCGGGGTGCCGTTCTCCATCCGCTGCCACTGGAACCGGGCCTGCTTGAACAGGGCTGCACGGGCAGCGATCAGACCGAAGATGACTCCGTCACGCTTGTAGATGTTGCGGACGTAGCCCTCGAAGTTGTTCGGGATCGGCTCCGTCGTGAGCTTGCCCCACGTCGTGTGCACCGGGTTCATGCCCATTGGGTTGAGCCCAGCGAACGGCACCCACGAGGCCAGATCTTGCAACGCACGTTCCTCGGGGCGGCCGTTACGCAGCCGGTCAATCCGGCGCATCAGACCTCGGCCCCATCGTCACCGAGCAGGAACCACGACGCCCCACAACCCACACCAGCAGCCGCCAGGCCCAGAGCGGGGGCCACCAGCCAACCGGCCACGGTCAGAAGCGCCACAGCGGCGAGCAACAGCAGATCAAGCAGCTTCACCCGGGCACCTCCTCACACATAGAACGCCAGGGCGTAACCGCCCCGGTCCTGCGACAAATGCCCATGCCGGGCCAGCACCGCAGCCACCAGCGGTGACGCATCGTGCGGGCC